TGCTAAGCTTGAAGGACGTGATGTCAATCCACAAGACTTGATGAAGGCTGCTTCTGAGTCTGTTTACACTGCTGTAGCATTTGAAGCTATGCACGGTGTCTTAGATAAGACTGGTAAATCTTTCCGTGATGGTAAACCTGAAGCACAGCCTTTAGAGATTCCCAAAGCTGCTGAAGCTGATCAACCTGAAGCAATCCGACCTGCTCGTGTCGAACCTACCTTTAACGAAAAAACAGCTAAGCCTGTCGAGGAAATAAAGCCTACAGAAGTTGCTCCAGGAATGGAAGCAAAGCCTGCGGAAGCTACTCCGATTGCAGAAGTTAAACCTACTGAAGTTAAACCTTCTAAAGAAGCTAAGCTTGAGATTGAAACTTTAACTGAGCCTGTGCCAGAACAAAGCAAAGCTATTGTAGATAAAAGTCTACAAGAAAATGCTAAGCTTGAAAAAGAAGCAGGTGATTATTCTAAACACGCTGAAGAAATTGTACGTAAACGTATTACTAATATTCAAGCTGAAGAACGTTTTATCCATAATGATACTGTTAAACTTATTAAAGAAGTTCCTGAAGTAGCAGCTAGAGAACGTATCTCTGAAGCAATAGACCGTGGTGACATGTCTGCCTTATCTCCTAAAGAGAAAGTAGCTGCTGAGCAATTAAAGACTAAGTTTAAAGACGTTGGTGAAAAAGCTCAGAAGCTTGGCATCATTAAAGAACTACGTGATAACTACATTACTCACATCGTTGACTGGGAAAAATCTAAGATCAGTAACGTACAAGATGCCATCAACGCTTTTGTTGAATCTGGTGGTGGTGGTAAAGATACAATGGGTGGTAAGTCTCGCTTTGGTAAAGAACGTAAGTACGATACCTTTGAAGATTTAAACGCTGCTTTACAGGACTCTGGTTTAGTTCTCAAGACTAAAGATGCTGCTGAGATTTACCAGCAATATGCTCGTTCAATGAACAAAGCTATTGAAAACAAAAAGATGATTAATGATCTTAAAGGAATGACCGATGTAGAAGGTTATCCTTTAATGAAGCGTATCACTGAGAAAGAACCTATTCCACGTGGCTGGTCTACAGTGAATGCTCCTCAGATGCAAGGTTATGCTATTCATCCTGAAGTTGCTCCTGCATTAAAGTTTGTATTTGAAAACTCTGATCCGAGTAAAGTAATGAAGGGCTTGTCTGCTGTTAGCCAGATTACTAAACGCTTACAAGTGATGGCTAGTCTCTTCCACGCTAAGTCTTTGATGGAAGCTAACTTGTTATCAGGCTTTGGTAACTTTGCTAAAGAGATTACTTCAGGGTTTAAAGGTACTCGTGATGCTTTAGACATGTTTAAGAAAGGTGGCTTAGGAGACGAAGCTGACTTCTTAATCCGTAACGGTCTTAAAGTAGAGATGCCAGAAGACGTAAGTCGTGGTATTCTTTCTGAGATTGGTAGAGGTGGTGACATTATTATGTCTAAACTAGGACCTGATACAGGTAAAACTTTAGAAAAATCTGCTGCTACTGTAGAGAAGTATACTTTAGGTCTTGCTGATAAAGTTACTTGGGACTTTGCTCATACTGGTTTTAAATTGCAAGTTGCAATGAAAGAACTAGAGAAAGCTAAGTTAAATCATCCTGACGTAGACCCTGCTGTATTAGCTAAAGAAATTACTTCTTATGTTAACAATACTTTTGGTGGCTTGAACTGGTTTGATGTGGCTCAACGTTCACAGACTAAGATTGGTAAAGAGCTTGCTATGTGGGCTTTTAACAATCAAAACCGTAGAGCTTTGCAGTTAGTATTGTTTGCTCCTGACTGGACAGCTTCTACCTTACGTGCATTGTCTACAGCGTTTGGTAAAGGTACTGGTCTTAAAGGTCTTGTCAAGCCACGTACTGAAGCTGACTTTGCTCGTCGCTACCAGCTACGTGCTGCTTTAGTATACGGCACAATCTTAAATGGTTTAAATAACATTACTGCTGGACGTGATATTTGGGACAATAAAGATCCTACACGTTTAGAGTTTCGTGATGGTTCTTCTATGCAGTTGGCTAAGCACTCAATGGAGCCTATTCACTGGATTAAAGACCCAGCTAAGACTTTAACTAACAAGCTTGGTTTTATTCCTCAGATTACTGCTCCTTTAATCTTTGGTAAAGAATATCTACAGCCAGGTGCTCCAGACTTGCTAGATCAAAGCGTTACTGGTAAACTAGCTGCTGTAGGAAAGAAAGCTTTACCTTTCCAAATACAATCTGCTATGGGTGCTCCTACAGGGGAAGGTGCTAAACGTGCTGTTGCTGGTACATTAGGCTTCCCTATTTACGGTGGTTCTGCTTCTCAGAAAGCTGAACAGCGTGTTGAACGTAAAAAAGCTGAGATGGAAAAACGTAGGAAGTTCTTGCAAGAAGAAGCTGAACGTGCAAAGAAAACTAGAAAAGAATGAAAATACTAATTAAAAAATGTACTTCTTGTAAAAACGTATGTGGTTTGCATGTTCCTAGTAATTTAAGAGTAATTCCTGCTAAACAAAATATATCTAAAGGAAATAAGCATGAAGTTGCTCATTATTGATCCTTCAGGCTGTGGTTGTGGTTTGTCCTTTGCTCTTCGTAGTCAGGACTATGGGCATGATGTTAAGATGTTTATTCGTCATAACAAAGATGGTTCTCGTTCTGAAGTAGGTGACGGTGGTTTAATCAAGCGAGTCAGTAACTGGGAAGACCACATGAACTGGGCTGATCTGATCTTTACTACTGACAACGTATTCTACATCCATGCGCTAGAGCGTTATCGTGACAAAGGTTATCCTATCTTTGGACCATCTATTGATACTAACCGTTGGGAACAAGAGCGTGACCACGGTGAGATGGTTCTAAACAAAGCAGGAATTAAAACTATTCCTTCTATGACGTTTGAGAAGTATGACGAAGCTATTGCTTTCGTTAAAGCTAATCCACGTCGCTTTGTGTCTAAGCCTATCGGGGACGGAGATAAGACTTTATCTTATGTCGCTAAGTCTGCTGCGGATATGATTTACATGTTGAACCGTTGGAAGAAAAAGAATGCCTTAAAAGGTAAGTTCATTCTTCAAGAGTTCCGTCCTGGTATTGAGTTTGGTGTTGGTGGCTGGTTTGGTAAGTGTGGTTTCTCTAAGAACTTCTCTGAGTCATGGGAACACAAGAAGCTTATGGATGGTGAGCTTGGTGTTACTACTGGTGAGATGGGAACTATTGTTCGATACACACAAGACTCTAAGTTAGCTGACCAGATGCTCAAGCCATTAGAAGATATGCTTCATGGTCTTGGATATACAGGTTACATCGATGTTAACTGTATTATTGATGATAAGGGTCAAGCATGGCCTTTAGAGTTTACAATGCGTCCAGGCTGGCCTTTGTTTAACATTCAGTTGAGTCTACACAAAGGCGATCCAGCACAGTGGATGTTGGACATGATTAATGGTGAAGATACTTTAAAGGTATCTAACAAGATCGCTGCTGGTGTTGTGATTACAATTCCTGATTTTCCATACAGTCAAGTAACTAAGAAGGAAAACTCTGGTTATCCTATTTGGGGCTTGGACATGGATGATGCAGTTAATGATGTCCATCTTTGTGAAGTTCAGTGGGGCAAAGGTCCTGCTATGGTAGACGGTAAGTTAAAAGAAAATGAACCAATGTTTGTTACTGCTGGAGACTATGTTTGCACAGTAGTTGGCTTAGGCGATACCATTGAAGATGCTCGTTGCAAAGTCTACAGCACTATTAAAAAGAAGATTGAGATTCCTAACTCTATTGCTTATCGTACAGACATCGGTGAGAAGGTACAGGCTTGTTTAGCTGATCTACAGTCTCATGGCTATGCTGAAGGTGTAGAAGCTGGTGAAGAAGAGGATGACGATTAATGGCTAATCAATTACCTCCAATTCCCCAAGATAAGATTAGCGAGATTCAAAGCTGGCGTGACTGGTTTCGTAACTTAGGAAACTACATTCAATCTGCTCAGTCTGGTGGTAATATCTGGAGTATTGCTCAAGGCGGTACTGGTTCTAACACTGCAGCAGGTGCTCGCAGTAATTTAGGTCTTGGTGATATTGCAGTACAAAATGCTAACAACGTTGCTATTACTGGTGGTACTATTGATTCAGCAGCAATAACTAAAGGAAGTATTAATAATACTCATATAGGTGCTACTACAGCAAATACTGCTAAGGTTACTGATTTAACTACTACAGGTACGTTAACAGCCAACGGGCAAGCTGCGACAGGTACTCACGTAACGATTGCTAAGTGGCTTCCTATTACCTGTGACGGTGTAACTTATTATCTTCCTTTATATAACTAATGAAAACTTCTTACCACGGTATAGAACAAATTAAAACATTTGAAGGCTTTCGTAGTATGCCTTATGAAGATGGTGTAGGAAAGATTACTGTAGGTTATGGTCATTTAATGATACCTGGTGACGGTTGTGTTGCAGGTAGTCCTATTACTATGGGACAAGCTACAGAGCTTCTTCGTAAAGACTTACATATTGCTGAAGAGGCTGTTAATGGTTGCGGTGTAGAGCTTACTCAAAATGAATTTGACGCTCTTGTATCTTTTACTTACAACTTAGGTGTTAATGCTTTTGAACATTCTACTTTGTTAAAGCTTTTAAAAATGGGTAGAAAGAACGAAGCTGCTGGAGAATTCCCTGCTTGGTGTATGGCAGGTGGTAAACGCAATGAAGGTATTTTAAATCGTAGGTTTGCCGAACAAGATTGTTTTCTTCATAATATTTATAAAGGATAAATTATGCCATTAAAAAAAGGAAGTAGTCAAAAGACTGTATCTAAAAATATCAAAACTGAAATGGCTGCTGGTAAGCCACAAAAGCAAGCTGTAGCTATTGCTTTATCTAAAGCTGGTAAATCTAAAGCCAAAAAAGCTAAAAAGAAATAATATGTTTGATAAATTAAAAACTTGGATAAATGGTGCTTTCAAAAGCAAGACCATGTGGTTTGGTGGCCTTATCTCAGCTTTAGGTGCTCTGTCCGATAACTCTCAATATCTAAAAGAAATCATTAAAGATGACCTTAGTTTTAATACAACTATGATTGTCATTGGTTTAATTATTTCGGTGTTACGCATTGTAACAACTAAACCTTTGGATGAAAAATAATGTTTCCTTTATCGGTAATCGACTATGTCAAAGTGGGATTATGTATACTACTGCTGGGCGGTTCTTGGTATCTTGGCTATCGCTTTGAGCATTTACGATTCACCAAGTTTCAAGATGAGGTTCAACAACAAGCAGCAGTTCAAGAAGCAAAAGTCGAAGCATTAAACAAACAACATCAATTAGTAACAAAAGGAATTCAAGATGAATACGAAGCTAAGCTTGCTGCTGTTCGTAACTATTACAAGTCTACAAGCGTGTGGAACAACCCCAGTAGCAGTAAAGTGTCAGGACTTTCCCC